CCCGTCGATGCTGGTGTCGTTAGTGTCTTCACGGCGGCTGAGCCGGACGCATAGGAGGAACTGACATGGCAACGAAACCACATGACGACGACGACGACGACCGCAAGAGAGCGGTGGCGGCCAACCAGCGCGGCACGTCAACAGTGACGGGCGCGGCGGCGGGAGCGGATCACGCGGCCGAGGCGCCGGTCATCCCAAGCCAACGCACGGCGGAACAGCGCGAACTGATGGCGGGAGCCAGCATCGGGGCGCAGATCATCCTCGATTACAACGGCGACGGCAGCATCGGCGCGCGAGGCGGCGCGGGCACGAGCATCGAGGAAAACACGTTGATCCGCGACGCGCATCTGGTCGCCGTGGGCCTCGATCCGAACGCGCCGTCAGGGCCGCCAACTGGCGAGCCGTGGGTTCCGCCCGTGACCACTCAGGCCGCTCCCAGGCACTCGGTCTCGGGCCACGCAACGCGCATGTCCAGCCTCGCGGCGGGCGTCATCGCCGAGCCCGGTGACGTTCCGCCGCCACCAGCGGGCAGCGTGACCGGGGCGGCCAGTCGGTAACGTCCGATGAGCGTCTCCGTCTCCACGATCGCCGAGCGCGCCCTACGGCGGCTGAACGTCGCCGTGGTGCCGCTCGACGACCGCCCGGTCCTCACGGAAATGGTCGATGTCGTCAACATCGCCCTGGCCGCGTTGGTGGAGCTGGGCGTCATCGCGGCGGAGGAAACACCGTCCTCCGCCGATCTGACGTTCATGCAGGAGCGCGTGGCCTCGGTGCACGCCGCGCTCGACGCACAGGGGCTGGTTTGGTGGGAGGGGTCGTCCGTTCCCCGGTTCTGCGCCGAGGAAGTCACCAAACTCGCGGCGGCGCAGGCCGCGTCCGCCTTCGGCAAGACGACCGATCCCGCGCTCGTGGCACTGCTGGAGGGACGCATCCGCCGAGGCGCCATGGGCATTTCGTCGCATGACATCGCCGTCGAGGCTGTCATGGCCGTCCACACCGACCTCGTCGGGCGCGGCATCGCGCGTTGGAGTTCCCAGGACATTCCAGAGATGGCGGCGATGCCATACGAAATGTTGACCGCATACGAGTTGGCACCGAAATTCCCGCCGGCGAAACAAGATCAGGCGGAACTGGTGCAGGCCATGCGCTCGCTGTTCACCATCACCGCGCTGCCGACCTCCGGCGAGCGTGTCGTCGCGGAATACTTTTAGTCATGGCCTACAAGATTTCATATTCCGACTATCCCGGAACCGACACTGGACCGCCCGATCCAGAGCGATGGGTCGGACCACCGGGACCGCAGGGTAATCCGGGCCCACCCGGCGAGGACGGAGAAGACGGAGTCGCTGGACCCACCGGACCACCAGGCACGACCACGTTCGCCGGCCTGACCGGACAGGCGACCTACGTGCAGCTTCCGGCGTCGGTGCAGCAGGTGCCCATCACATTCGGCTTTTCGGGAAAACCCGCGACCGGCGCCGTCGCGAACGCGCCAATCGCGATGGCCGTCACGGTTCCGGCTTCGCTGGCCGGCGCGACGGTTTATTGCAGCACGAAAACGACGAGCAACGCCGGGTTCGTCATCAACAAAATTACCGGAGGCAGCACGATAACAGCGATCGGAACGGTCACCGTCACCAGCGCATCGAACGTCAGCGCAAATTTGTCTGGCCCAGGAGGGTCGCTCGCGGTCGGCGACGTGCTTCAGGTGGTCAGTCCTGTCCAAGACGCCACATTAAGCGATTTGGGAGTAACCCTGTTGTGTTCAAGGGTCTAAGACACATGACACCAGGACGCCCCATCGACAATTCTTTTTGTCTGACTTTGTCCTATGCCGAACATGGCGCCAATCTCTCGCAACGAGAGAGTGGTAGTCACGCGTTTCTTTCGTATAGCGACAACATCGGCCTCTGTAAGTTTAGAGCATCCATTCGTCTCGCCTTTGGCGTGTCTGCCGTGACGGATCTGATCGGCTTTGTTTTCTCCAGGCGTCGCCCAACGCAAATTTTCAGGTCGATTGTCGAGGCAATCTCCGTTCCAATGAGCGGTGTGTTGGCCTTTAGATGGCCTTTCTCCGTGGAACGCCGTGCATACAAGAGTGTGGACTGCCACGCTGGTCTCGCCGCCAACCGACACCCTGTAATATCTTCCCCTAAGGGTTGGGCGTTGCATGGAGCCAAACCAAAACCCTCGATGCCCATTGGATTTCGTAATCCATCGGTCTACCGACCGCATACGCCCAAGACTGGATGCCTGATACCCCGGATAGCCGGGTATTGTGCGCCACTCCTCAGGTTCATTATTGGCCCCGTCTGCCACCTGCTTCCACGCAACCCCCTTCCGAATGAGCGTGATCGTTTGGCGGGGGATGTCGAATTGCTTGGCTATCGCCGCGATCTGACCTCGGTAATAGCCGGTCGCCAACAGTTTGCGGATTTCTCTGACGCTTTCCTCAGTAAGTCTGGAGTTGTGGTGTCTGACACCGTAGACAAGCGTGCCGTGGCGCACGCGTTCGGCGCTATTTTCCAACGGTGTCATCCACCGAAGGTTGCCAGAACGATTGTCGGCGCGATTGCCGTTCTTGTGGGCAACCTGATGCCTGTCTGTCGGGCGCGGACCATGGAACGCGAGGCACACAAGCACGTGAAAGAAGGTAGTAAAATCGCCCAGATTAACCTGATGGTATCCGTTAACCAGGTGTGGACGCAGAATCCTCCCAGGGAGGAAGCGAGTTCGTCCGTTCTTATATGTTATGAAACGATCCAACGACCGGACGCGTCCAAAGCTCGACGCCGCGTGGTCCGGGTGGCCCGGCACTTGACGCCATCGCTCAGTTTCGGAATGAGGTCTCGTAGCCATTGCAGCTTCTCCACAAGCAAGATGGTCAGGGGCTGGCGACGGGGTGAACGCCTGTCGTCAGTTCCGCACTGTAACAACCGCGCGCATCATCTGCAAGGTTCCATCACCATTCTCTGTGCGAGGACGTAATGGCATACGTCTTCGGAGATGGTTTCGATCCGTATGCTGCTTCATCTGATGCGAGCCTGGGATATTGGGACAGCGGAACAAACGCCGCCCTCGTGGCCGGTCGCTTCGCCGGTAGTCAGGCGGTGCAATACTCCAGCAGTACGTTCACCGCGCTGGTCAAAAGCAGCGCGGTCAATGACGCCGCGCATCACATCAGCGTAGCCTATCGCCAGGGCGCCGTGCTTAGCGGCACAACGCTGGGCCTGTATTTCCAGTTCACCGATGTCGCCGCCAATCAATGCTGCATCGTGTTCCGTTCCGATGGCGTGATCCTGCTGACCTCGGCGACACCGGGCGGCACGATATTGGCGACCTACAGCGGCGCGGTGAGCGCGGCCAGTACATGGTTTCAGTTCGAGTTCGAGGTGATCATTTCCAATACGGTTGGTCGGTTCCGCGCGCGTAAAAACGGCAACACCGTGGACGATTTTGACAGCGGCGCGGTGCTGAATACGCGCCCCGGCGCGAACGCATACGCCAACAAGTTAACGGTTGGTATGCAAACAACGGTCAACTCTCAAACTATTGACGACCTCCTCTGGCGCTCCGACGCGTCGAGCGTGCCGTGGGTGGGCGATATCCGTTGCTATACCAGAATGCCCGCATCTGATGCGTCGGCGGTATTCTCGCGCAGCACGGGCGCCACGAACTTCAGTTGTGTTGATGAGCCGCAGCAGAATGGCGTCACCGATTATGTGTTCAGCGCCAACGTCAACGACGCCGATTTCTACACCATCGCGCCGATCGCCGTGACACCGATATCCGTCGTCGCCGTCACGACGCGCGGGTTCCTCCAGAAGTCCGACGCGGGCACGCGCGGCGCGGCGGTGCAATTGAAGAGCGGCGCCGTAACGGTGGGCAGCACGCCAACGCTGCTGAGCACGTCATTCGGCTGGCTGTGGCGGACGGACCTTACCGATCCGAATACGGGCGCGGCATGGACGGCGGTCGGAGTCAACGGAATAACCATTGGCCCAAAAGTAACTAGTTGACATGCGCCCAGATCTTTCCACGAATAATGTCAGATACCGACGTTTGGCTAACACCAAACATCGCCCCGATCTGTTTTTGGCTAAGTCGTCCCTCCGCGCTCAGTTTCCGTATTTTCGGTATGTCGGTGGCTTTCAGAACGGCGTTGTGGCGCTGTTCTCCGCGCGACGGGTTTTTAGGTCCGGTAAGGCCATGTCGTCCCTTTCGGTCCTTATCCGACATATTCTCCGCATGGGTGGCGACAAACAAATGCGACGGACGAACACAAGCCGGATTGTCGCATTTATGGCAGACGTGCATTCCAGACGGGATAGGACCGAAATGAAGCTGCCAGGAAAGACGATGGGCATAGGTGCGTTTGCCCTCGACGTGGATTGGCCTTCCATATCCATGCGAGCCGAGAACGCGACAGTTCCAACATCCTCTTGTTTTACGCACGTTGTTCCAGAACCGGTCTTCGACCGTCCCGTATCGTTTGGCGAGTTGGCATGCGTTGCTACAACAAAACCCATACCCGTCCCGTCTTTGAGACGGTTTAACCCAGAACTCTTTACCGCACTGGTCGCAGTTGACCGTGAACATGGGTTCTCGTTTGTGCATAACAGGAGAATAGCACCGGACAGCGGCGACATACAAGTTGTTGCCATCAACTCCAAGGCAACTTCATGACCGACGTAAGAGCCACACAGCAACTCGCTGAACAATGGCTCGCCACGAACCCCGACGCGCGGATTACACAAGCCAGCCTGGAAATGTGGGCGTCGGTGCAGTCCGTCGCCGGTCAGGTCGTTATGAGCCAAATCTTGATCGAGCAGTGGGCCAGCGTGGACATGCCCGTCGTTCCGTCGGAAGCCGTTCGTGTGATGGTGCTGGCGTGACCGAGAGCGGACGCGCGCCCGGTCTGACCGGATTGCTTCGGCAAGCAATCGACGCGTTGCCGCCTGGAATGCTGATGCTCGCCCTGTTCAACGTCGTATTCCTCGGCGCGACGATGTGGATTTTGCAAAGCAACATGGAGGCGCGGAACGCGATGTTGGCCCGCATCATCGAACGATGCCTGGAGGCCCCACGATGACGACGCTCGCACTGACACTCCCGCTCGACCGCGTCTCCCCCGTCCGCGTGCCGATCCGCGATCTGGTCCTCGGCGGAACGGACAGCGTGACGCTGCTCGTGTCCATCGTCGAGCGCGATAGCCCCGACGCGCTACCGATCGAGTTGACCGGCGGCCTCGGCGGGCCGGCGATTTCCATGTTCGTCTGGCCCGGCGGCTACGGGCACGGATGGAACTGTCACGACTACGGCTGGGGCGGTTGGCACAACGGCGGCGTGGCGGGGCCTGGAACGGTGCTGTGGTCCGCCACGGGCGTCATCCTCGATATGACCACCGCCACGTTCCAGATCCACGTCCCAGCCGGCACGCTGGGCAACTGGCCGCGCCGTTGCCGCTGGGCCATCTACTACGACGCGGCTGGCGGTGGGGAGGCCGAACTGCTCGCCGAGGGACACCTGCATGTCCGCCCGATGGTCTCACGCGGCATCGCGCCGCTGATCATGCTGACCGACCCGAACCCGGCGGTGCTCACCGATCCGGAGACCGGGGTGATCATCCTCGCCGGAGAGACGACGCCAATGATGACCGCCACGATCGCGCGGCTGGGGTGAAACAATGAGCATCACGACAGGCGAACTGCCGGGCGTCCGCATCGTCGACATGCCGGACCTCGGCCCGGTCACGGACACATCCTCACTGGTCGGCGAACGCGCCGGCTCCGGGCGGTTCTCGGCGGGGTCTCTCAGGACTTACATGAGATTTGGGGCGGTCATCGTCATCAACGTCAAAGATTACGGGGCTACCGGTAACGGTTCCACCGATGATACGACAGCCATCCGGGCCGCCATCACCGCCGCGGGGGCCGGGAATACCGTGTTTTTTCCAGCCGGGACCTACAAGACGACAGCGGCGATCGCACTGGCTCCGCGTGTGTCCATCGCGGGCGCCGGACCATCCTCGATCATCGCCCCGGCGACGGAGGGGCAAAGCACGTTCACCGCGATCTGTTCATCGGATACGGAACTCAGCCTTGCGATCCACGACATTCAGATCCAGCCAACGGTCGCGGAATGCAAGGGAGTGGTGGCGACATACGCCAGAAATTTCATCGTGCGGCACTGCGTCTTTTCAGGATGCGGCGGAAGGACGATAGAGTACGATCGTTGCACTTTCTATCAGTTCGTGGATTGTGTCGTGAAATCACGCCTCGGTTTTTACGGCGGCACGGTCAGAGTAATTTCGAGCGTATGGTCATCGGTGAACCCGACCGCGTTTCTGGGTGGCTACGGCATAATCTCCCGCATCCAGTTCCTTCCCGAGGTCGGTGCATGGGCTGGGCAGGGTAGTCCGGCGATCCATGTGGTCAATCAACCAGTGACACATGTCTTCGACTGCTCGCTCGCGTGGGGCGCGTATGGCGGCGGCGTGACAGACGCGGGAGCATCCGCCGCGCCGGCCACGTTCCTTGTCATGGAGGGGCAATGCCAGGGCAATATCATCGCCCGCAACGTCTGTTTGGGCACGGGGTTCGGCATTATCCTTGGGTTGTCGCAACAGTTCGCGAACTCGATCTGTCCGACCTTCATCGAAATACTCGACAACCAGATAGATAGTTTCTGTTACAACGGCATTTTGATCGCTGGAACAGCGACGTGGAACGCCCTGGCTATTAAAATCTCCGGCAACGTGATCACCGAAACGCAACGTCCGCTCACTTCAGCGACGCCATCCGCCGCCGGAAGCGGGTATCAGGTTGGCGACATCCTGACAGGTCCTCCCGTCCTGGCGCAGGAGGAGGGCGCGCCAGCCATGCTCCAGGTGACGGCGGTCGGCGCGGGGGGCGGTGTGACGACTGTCGCGGTCTTCAACAATGGCCTGACGCAGAGACCACCCGCGAGCCCCGTTGCCTTTTCTGGTGGAAGCGGCACGGGCGCTCAGTTCACGGTGGTGTATGGAGCAACGGGCGCGGGTATCTGGGCGACCTGGTTGGACAAGAGTGGCATCATCGGCAACACGATCCAGAACTACGGTGGCGTCAGCACCGGCCTCGGCATCGTGCTGGATACCGTCACGAACACGCAGGTCACGGACAACCACATCACGGACATGGCGTCCGCCATTCATGGCTTCTCCGTGACGAACGCGAACATCATCTTTAGCCACAATATTTGCACGGGGACCACGACGGCTGATTTTGGTGGCAATCCACCGGTCTTTTCGCTGATGCAGGACAACCTTGGCGTTCCATGGCTGACGACAACCCCGACCATGCCGGCCAGTGGCGTGGCGGTCACGAACACCGCGCCGTATCCGCAAGAAGTTTTCATTTATAACGGTGTGGTCACCGGCATCTCCGTCAACGGAATACCCGTGAACCCCGGCGCGGCTCCGTGGACGATCATTTTCACACTGCGCCCACAGCACACGATCTCAATCACGTATTCCGCGGCGCCGACGTGGGCGTGGTTGCCGTTGTCGTGATGGAGCAAACCGAATGAGTGACGTGTGGCTTCCTCCGGTGGTCCCGACCATCGAGACCGACACCCCAGAGGACAGGGCGGCGAAGGACGCCGCTTTCGGCCCGACGTGGTGGTCTCCCGAGATCGCGGCTCTGAACACGCCGCTACCGGAAATACTTCGCGGCGCTCGGAAGCTGAACTTCCCCACCACGCCGTTCAACAGGCCGCGTTGATCAATGTCTGACGCGCTCGCATCCCTGAGACAGGCGCTCGGCCCGAAGACGGGCATTCAGCGCGTGTCGATCCCGTTGCAGAGTTACCCGCATTTCTCGCGACCGCTGACGACGGAGCGGCTGCTCAATATGTTCGCCGAGCAGGCGCCGAAGGACGCGCGGGCGGGTATCGTGCTGTCGCCGGTGCCGGGGCTGGTCGAGCTATACGAGGCGGGCAGCGGGCCAGTATTGGCCATGAACGCGGATCACCCCGGCCACCTGTATGTCGTTTCCGGAGATCATTTCTATCGCTTGACGTTCGGGGTCGGATCGCCGCCGATACCACCGACCATCGAAGATCTGGGCTATATCGGCCTGTCCTCGACCGTCTACGGTGTGCCGACAATCCCGACGATCGCGGTCAGTGAGAACGCGGCGGTCGTCTGCGTGCCGCCGAACGCGTTCACATGCACGCACACAACGCCGCTGAACCCAATCGGCGGCGACGTGTTCGAGGGCGCTTCATCGGTAGACTTCGTTGACGGTTACTTTGTCTTTACCGATGTGCCACCTTCCGCGCGCTGGTTCATTTCACGACTGTCCGACCCCACGGATTACGACGCGTTGGACTTCGCGCACAGCGACGGCGTAACGAACATGTTGAGCCGGGTCATAACGCATCGCGGCGAGGTCTGGCTCATGGGCCATGGCGGGATCGAGGTCTGGTATGACGCGGGCGAGGCCGATTTTCCGTTCCGCCGCAGACCGGGCGGGGTTATTCCGTTTCCCATCGCCACACCGGCTGGCGTGGCTATCGCCGATGGTAGTCTCTGGTGGGTTGGCGCCGACAACGTGGTTTACCGGAGCGCGGGGTATCAAGCGAAACGGGTCAGCACGCACGCGGTCGAACAGGTCATAGAGAGCAACAATAGCGGGACGGCGGTGGCGTTCACCTACGAACAGAACGGCCATATTTACTATGTGCTCACGGTCGGAACGAGCGCCCCGCGCACGCTGGTTTACGATGCCGCGACTGAGCTTTGGCACGAGCGGTCCAGCTCAACTGATGGCCTCGCGCCCTACCGGCTGCGATCGGCCCCGGATGTGGGGCGCGGCCTCGTCTATGGATTGGGCGATAGCCTGAGCGGCAAGATATTCGGCCCGCGCCTCGGACTATCGACAGAAGACGGCGTCGAGATAATGCGTCAGGTTCAGTTGCCGCCGCTGTGGGGCGGCTCGAAGCGGTCATTCTGCTCGCGCGTGGAAATCGAAATCGAGACCGGCGACGCGGTGCACGCGCCGTCCACGCTGCGGCTCGACTGGTCAGACGACGGGAGCATTTCCTTCAGCCCGCCGCGCCAGTTGAACGCGATCAGAACGTACGACCACCGGACGCGCGTGTTCACGACGCGCCTGGGTTCGTTCCGTGAACGCGTGTTCAGGATCACGGCGTTCGGCCTCACGCACATCTACGCGGTGGACGCCGATATCCAGCCGGGCGCGTGGTGATGGCACAGGTCCCGATCACGCCCAGGCCGCCAGCCAACGAGGCGCCGCTACGGGAGGACGGCCAGCACACGCACGCGTGGATCGCTTACCACGACGGCGTGGCGGATCGGCTACGGGATTTATCGAGACGCATGGGGATAACCGATGGCTCCGACGCGGCGGCGGGCGAACTCGGCGAATACCTCTCGGCATCGAGTAGTGGCACCGTGGGCCTCGCGAATGGCACCGTCACCGATATCGCGACGTTGGCGCTCACCGCGGGCGACTGGAGCGTGGAGGGGAACGTCGTCTTTGCCCCGACCGGGACGGTGACCTACGCACAGGCCAGCGTCAACGTCGTTTCCGCCACGAGCGGCAGCATCGTCACCCGCGTGGCCGGAGCGACGGCGGCAACGCAACTGCGCCTCGGCACGGGCGGCGCCGTCCGGATCAACGTGACGACCCCGGTCACGGCGTATCTCGTGGCGCAGTGCGGGTTCACCAGCGGTGCGGTGAGCGCGGACGGCATCATCTGGGCGCGTCGTGTCCGTTAGCCCGCCCTTCGTCGTCTTCTCGATGCCTAGAAGCCGGTCGGCTTGGATTTCCCGGTTTCTGTCCTGGGGCGACTGGCATTGCGGGCACGAAGAACTGTTGCACGCGCGATCCCTGGACGATGTGAAAGCGTGGCTGAGCCAACCCAACACGGGCACCGTGGAGACCGCCGCCGCTCCGTTCTGGAGGCTG